GCCCTAACATGATTGCGATCATTGGTTCCAGTTGTGCCATTAGTGCCAAGCTCCATCCGTACATCAGAGCCTCCGTTTAATAGCAGCCTACCCGAGCTGTCGATTCGCATTCGCTCGGTTGGTGATGACGCACCATCGGCTGTAGTGGAGAACACTAGGCGACCTGGGTAATCACCCGAACCCCATTGCGCGTCCCCAACACCACGAATTTGAGCACCAACACCTCCTGACTGACCTCCAAAGTTAATTACGCCTAATCCATTACCGTTTGAAATACTCGCATCTGCTAAGCCGCGTCGGAGGAACATTCCGCCTTCCGCATTTGTATCTCCTACCTGGCCTTGTGCTTGAATTAAAGTATTTCCCTGCGCACTAGACGTCCCCACCAACAGCCTGCCCGACCTGTCGATGCGCATCCGCTCCGCCATTGTGTTGACGGAATTGCTTGTAGAGAAAGCAATTTCAGTAAATTGGCTATTCGCTACCCCTTGAAAATTGATCCCAGCTCTATTAACCGAAGGACTGCCAGCGACGGCAAGAAGTCCGCTTTGTTGAGTATTTCCTGCGGCAAAGGATACATATTTGTTTAAAGATGACAGGAGGATGTCTCCATTAACATCTAACTTCGCCTGCGGATCAGCCGTACCGATGCCGACGTTGCCGACGTTGTCAATAGTTACTTGCTTTGTAGTATTTGTATAAATGTCTAGCTTGTTACTTGCAAGATTGTAATCTAGCGCACCATCAAAACTATTGCCGCTTGTTCCCATACGCAACTGTATGTTGTTACTGGAATTGCCAACCATCTGAATTTCACAGTTTGCATTGTTTTCCAAATAAAGGGCAGACGATCTAGTTGGTGCGTTAGTAACAGCAGATTGCCTGACTGCTAGTTTGTTTGCGGGCGAGCTGGTGCCGATGCCGACGTTGCCCGCGCTGTCGATTCGCATTCGCTCGGTGTCATTCGTTCCAAACAACAATGCGTGATTGGAAGCAGTTTTTAAAATTGCACCATCAGAATGTGTACGATAAACACCAATGTGAGAACTTGAATCTGTAACCTTTAGTCCGTATCCAGTTGCTCCGTTTAGGTGGAGGGTATCGCTTGGCGACGATTCCCCAATCCCAACTCGGCCCGAGCTGTCGATAAACAACCGCCCAGTGCCATTAGTCGAGATGGCTACTTGGTCTGCGCCAGGGCTATAGATGCCGGTGTTGGGGTCGCTATTAAAACTTAACGACGGGGCCCCTGCGCTTCCCAGCCCGATCCCAACTACCCCCTCTCCCCCGAGATCGAGCGTATCCCCTACTGGCAACTCTTGGAGTTGCCCGGCAGAGGCGTTAAGAATAAGCGGATAGCGGTTTGCCATGGGAAAACTATTTTTTTTTAAGTATTTAATAATATCTGTCTTTAAACTTTATTTGCCCCAAGGCCCAAGCCCAAGGGCCTAAAGCTTAGAATGTCACCTGGACTTCTACCCCGCTCCTATCCAGGCATGTAAGCGTGGCTGTAGGAGCATTAATCACGACGCCCGTTCCTCCGCGGCTTAGCACCGTGACAGAGGTAGGCAAATCGGCATAAGTGGTCGCCCTAATCGTCCCCACCACATCCAGCTCAACAGTGGGAGCCGAGGTACCAATCCCCACCTTATTTTCCGACTCATCGAGGAATAATGTACCGCTATCGAGGTTTACATCACCTCCGGTTTGCGTTATCCCCCCGCCCGTAACTGTTAAGCTTGAGGAGGTATTTACGCTCCCAGGGATGAAGGTGGTGTCGGAATCGTATCCAATATATGGTGCCATGATGAATATATTTCTCCTTACGAAGTAATCTCTAGAGCGTTAACAATTACATCGAGGGAGGAGGCCGTGTCCGATGTCACCACAATCTTATCCCCGGCCGAGGCCGCGCCATTATACTCCAGGATCAACTTCTGACCTGCCATGACTTCTAACGTCGAGCCGGATGGGATCGGGATGTTCTTGGCCAAGTAAACGTCATCAGAAGGAGCCGCTGTCGTACCTGTTGCAGGTCTGTCGATCTGAACATCAACGTTTATAGGAGACGAGTGGATGTTTGATAACGCAATACCAATGATAATTGCTGTTTTAGTCGAAGCTCCCCCTAGCTCTACTTCGTAAGCCGTAGAGGTAGAGGTCCCAACTGCTGATTTTGTATATGCTTTAAATGTATTTGCCATGGCGATGCGTTATCCTAATGCTATTGCCAAAGCAATAATGTCGTCGATAGTTGAGGCGTTAGAGGCAATTGTTTTCACTTCGTTTATTGCCGCTACTGCGTTTGTCTTGGTTGTTGTGGTCAGATTAGTTAGGTTACCTACATCAACTAACTGACCAACATTTGTAATTACCTCTCTTGTAGGAGTTCCGCCATTGTCTACTCCTGTACCAGCCGTCAAGCCATGCTTGACATGAAAATGTTTCTTTGATGCCATAGGTTCACTTTCCCCTGTGCCAAATTGTAATATCTATCTAAGACTTTAAACAGTGAATGGCCTAAGAGAGAAGGGCTGTTCTAACAACTTTTATAGTTATTTCTTTGGGAAATGCTTCGTATCTACTAAAATAAATTTCTACATCTGATCCAACTACTTCTGCGGAAAAATCTCCCATCCTTTCACCAGGGGAAGATGCAGTGCCATAGTCAATTATATCTACATCTGTGCCATCATGAATAACCAGAAGCTCGGTTATTTGGTAATTAGAAACAAACCCAAACCCCTCGTGAGAGACTTGAACAAAAAATTTGGCGGACCTATAGGCAGTAGAGAAAGTATCAACAACAGTAAAAACTGTAGCAGATGTATTTTGCACCTGAGTTGTTGTGCTAACCTTAGACTGAATTTTGCTCTCAGCATCTGCGTCCCATAAGAATTCATAGGCGCCAAATTTTATTTCGTCAGAAAACCTAAGTTCAAGCTCTCCATCTTGGGCCACATATCTGTCAAAATTATCAGTATTTAACCTGTGAGCTATAGCGTTATCACCCGTTACTCCGGCCCAGATATACCCCTCTTGTAACTGAGCTTCTTTATTAATATCTGGATGATTTACAAATATACGGCCATTTACTCCATCCTCTCTAAATAAAATTCCGATTGGCTGACGAATTCCATCGGCTTCTTGAACGGAGGTAAAAGTAAGCCCACCGTCATTTTTCACAAATAGCACCCTGCCCGAGTCGTCTGTACCTGTAAATTCTCCGTTAATCCCAGAGGTATCGACATCTGAAAGTTCCCCGAACACGGTCGCTATTCCATATCCATTTGCCAAAATTTCTGCGTTAGTTATCCCTATAGCGTTCATTTTAGAAGAAATTCCTGCTTCTGCAATGCCAACTATTGTTGCCTTTTTTATAGGATCGAATCCCATAAAGTACACGGGGGTAAGAGCAGGTATTGTGCTACCAGAGCCATTTTTTATGTTAGTAGTAACAGAAGAAGATCCTACCTCTGAAATTTTATTATTTGCTCTGCTATATACTCTTACGTTACCATTTAACGTATTTTTATAAATGTCCCACTTACCCTCTTCGATCTGAGAAATATTAGGAACGTCATCTAGACCTTTTACAACAAAATTACCTGCCTGAAGTATATTAAAATTTTGATCTAAAATTAGCTTAGGAGAATATTTTATCTTAACATTTCCCGTAGAAAGAACATTATTGGTTCCGTTATATAGCTTAAAAGTATTTAAAGATGCCTCAGCAATAGTGTAATTACCAGAAGACACTCCTCCTGGAGTAACCCCGTCATTTAGGTATTGCTCGACAAAAATCTCCTCTCCGTTGAAGAGACCGTGGTCATTATAAGTAAAGACTGTTTCTGACGATCCTGTTATGGAATCTGTTTGAAAAGAATAAGAAGTGTCTGAATTTATAACAACATTATCTGCGGTTATGTCTATGTCAGAAGAATCTATTACAAAATTATTTGCGTTAAGTAAAACTCCAGTTGCAAAGTTATGATTATCATTGATAACAAGAGTGTTTGCTTTTGTGCTATCAGTCTCGTTATCGCTTGGAATGCTTGTTGCGTATCCTCTAAGCGCTGATTTGTCATTAATTTTTAACTGGTTTCTGTCAGTATGAATATAATCAGATCCATCAGTTCCATCTTTGAACTGATCTAAGTATCCTTCAATAAGAGCATATTTAAACTCCCCTATTTCAACCCATCCGCCGCTACCAGAATTTATATACTTATTCCATACGTGAAGTAACGCGTCTTCTGATTGAGTACTGCCAGGATTTGGTGGATCTACTCTTTCTATCCATAATTCCCCATGAGATAAGTCTTGATATCCCTCTACTGATAGCGTAGGGTCTGGTGCTGTATCAGAATAAAATATCCCACCAACTTTTCTTATCTTATTCTCATTATCTTTTAAGTATAAAGACGTGTCATCTTTATCATAATTTATAGCAATCTCTCCAAGTTGAATATCTATATCCCTTGGCCTTTTTGCAAATACCTGCGATCTACGATGCAGTATAATATCTCTGGGTGATGAAGGTGTTGAGCTGGGCATTTTAGTACTCTAGGGCGTCAATAAGATAGTTTTCATCCGAGTCTGTCAAAACATCGTCGATGGTTGTTGTAATAAATCTTTCCATATATGTTTTATTAACCGCGTCTAATTCATTTATTGGCTCTGCAAGGTTTTCAATTCTTCTCTCATTTATGCTTAGTGCAGCAGCGTCACTATTTACGTTCTCTCCTATACTCACATAGTTTGAAACTATAAACTTTCCATCTGCATAGATAGAAGCTAAGTGGTCTGTTGAATTGTTTTCCCAGCGTTGAACTTGAGTAGTATCCAGATTATTACTTGACTGTACTATTAAACTAACAGGTAGAGCCCCATTTATTGGGGTTATCGTTATGTCACTTATAGAAGAAGGACCTTTTGAAAGATAAGAATCCCCCAATGATGCAGAATTTACTAGGCTATCTATTTCCGTTTTTGTGTAAAGCTGCGTTTTAAGATAGTAATTAGTAGCAACGTATGAAGTTACACTTGAGGCGCTCGAGTTTACTTCAGAGTCGACGTACGTAGATAGCGCATAAGCTGATATATTTAACCCACTAATTTTATTATCAACTTCTGTTTTTGCGTAAGTTTCAAGTTTGCTATATACGCTGGAGATATCGGCCTTTGCGTCAAGATACTTATCTAGTTCTCTTCTTGTATAGAAGTCTTTTGAATTTACTATCTCTCCTCTGGGATCAGTGCTCCTAAATACATTAGGATTGGAAGTCACATTCTGAGCAGCAACAACTTGTTGCTTAGGAGAGGGCAATATTCCTACACCAGACCCATGGCCGCCGCCACAAGGTGAAAGTAGAGTTCCTCTGTTAGATCCGCCGCTTGTCCCGGCACCAAATACGTTTGCCATAGTTTACTTTAAACTTAGAGGTTATCAATTTCGTCATTTGTTAACACAGTTCTAGGTCTTAACGTCGCGGCATCATTTAATGTTTCGTAGCTATTGCACAACTTGTTTCCTTTCAAATCATAGAATGGGATAGGCTGCTCTACGTAGTGTCCTTCTGATCCTATTTGTACAAGCTGATAATTAGGAAGATCTCGTTGGCGTTGGGGCCCTAAACATTTATTTTTACCAGAGTTTACACAATATAGCTTATCCCAGTATAAGTGCTCTACTCCGTTTTCATCTTTTACCGGGTCAAAATAAGGAAACTTAGCGTGAGCATTTGTATAATAATCACCTGTTGGTATTTTTTTAATATTTATCCAGAGACAAAAAGCATCACTACATTCTGATTCCATCAGAACAAACTCGCCAGGGACATAGTAGTATTCTCTTTTTTCTTTATAGTTATTCCAGCTGTCATCAGAAGGATCAAAGAGATCTTTTTTCCAGCCAGCACTCGCCTCTCCCCACTCTTTTAAATATAGCTTTAAAAAGTAAGGGTCGTATCTCTCAACTAGCTCCTCAACTGTGGGCAATTGAACTGGTTCTGAGACTTCTATACTACAGATTTTTGTCCACTTTGTTCTATCTAGCGGAGGAGATAAGGCAAGGATATCTTCGTTTGCTTCGTATAAAGATATAATATATCCGTCGTCTTCTATATATAAAACTCTGTCCCCGATAGAATACGCTACAACTTCTCTATATCTAGAGATGCTCCACTTATCAATTGTTTCAGAAAAATTTAAGTTTGTAGTACTTTCTTTTATTTCCCAAGGAAAGTACACATCGCCCCAAGATCTATAAATGCCTTTTTGAAACTCATAAAACTCATAAGTGTCTATAAGCTCTTCTAAGCTAATCCCACAGCTATTAGTCTCGCGCGCGCAGGACTCATCAACTAGACTTAAAGATGCGGGTTGCTCACCGGCAGCAATAAGCTTCGCGTTCATATTATCCCATTCACGCTTTCCATCGTTGTCTAGAATTATTTCTGAAGAAGCGCAGCCCTTAAAAAATAAGTTGGAGGTTGACATACCTCAACTCTCCTATAATAGATCAGTTATATGTGAATGTATCCATTACAAACGTTAGCTCTAGTGTAGATACGTTTGTAGAAGCTCTATCGGCCTGGCCAAAATTTAACGAGGTAATCTGAGCGTCTGGGATAGTGATGGTTCTGTTTCCTACAGGTGAGGGATCTTCACCACAACTCACAGGAGTAACTGTAAGAGTGATGTAAGAGCAGTCGTAGGTTTTCCAAAAGTCAACAATGTCGGCGTGCTTTTCAGGGTCAAAAGGAACAGAGACAGTAACTTCTGCAAGGGTGCGAGGACCTTTGAGCTGGAAGATACGACCTCTTACACCGTCAGCATACTGAGTAGTTCCTGAGGTGTCTCTGATACCAGAAAAAGTTGTAAAATAGTGCTGGAAAGGGGAGGCCTGGATCCAGTACTGTGCTTGTGTGATAGGCTTATATGCTAACATAGTACGTTATGTATAATGCAATATTTCTAATAGTATTTTAAACTACATGCGCTATTGGAAATAAGGATCAAACCATCTCCAATATCCTTTGGCCTCTGTATCGATAGTAACTGTCTCGCGGTGGACAATATACCTATTTAGTCTAAAAACTGCGTGATACAGAGCAATAAGGCTTTCAGAGTCTTGCTCTGAGAGGTCATCTTGATGGACTAAGCCTTTAAATCTTTGTAAATCTGTTTCTAGTCTTGCTTTTACTTCAAATGTTTCAATTGGTATTTTGCGAAGGCCTCTAATTTCTTCAAAGAATCTTTCTACAACAAAAATGATCTCCCCAGGAGAAGTAAACTCATCTATGCTAAGCTTAGAGATAGACATTTCGTTTCCGGTAGAATCAGAAACAATTCGTTGGAATCCAACGTCGTCAAGGTTACCTTTGAAATTAGCAGAGATTTCTTGAGATATCTTCTGTTTTTCAGAAGGTTCTTCAAAGTCAAATAGCTTCATAAGATCAGCCCCAAACTCCATGTCTTCAGCCATTGGAGCTTCTTCAGCATCTCCTTCTTCTACAGGTGGCATCATCCCGCCCATCATCCCACCATCAGGCATTTCTTGCTTAGTTAGAGAAGGAATGTTAAGCTTGTCTCTAAGCCAGTCTATATCTTCTACTTGATAGCCTATGGCCCCAAGC